GTCGACACGGAACAGGTCCGTAATGTCGATGGAATATGATTCCACCCGGCCCCCGAGGGGGAACCCGTCCTTAACCAGGACGAGGTGACAGATTAAGGTGCTATCTGTCTGACCTAAACTTGGTTCGTGGGGTGTTAGACCCAAGCCAGGTCCCCCGGGTAACCGGGGGACCAGATGGCCCATTCGAAGGGAAGAGGGTCCCTAAGCCGTGAACGCTACTGGGGTGAAGTAGAGGGTGATATCGACGTAATTCGCCAGACCGCCACCACCAGTGAGGTTAATAGCGCCAGCAGTATCGTTAGCTTGCACGAGTGCATTGACGTACTGTGAGGTGCAGTTGACCAGACCGGCTTGGGGAGACTGATGACCGTACACGGAACGGAAACCACCATAGGTGAGAACCCATGAGTTGGCTGCCGGGGCCGCGCCGTGCGTAAACCGAGCCTCAACGAAATAGTACTGACCAACGACGAGGTTAGAGAGCGAAATTTGTTGGGGCGTGTCATACGTACAGCAGAGTCCACCAATGTTGGTAATGGTGGCCGAGGCACCGAAGGGATTAATACTGGTGACCGTGTTATTGGAGAAGTACCGGAAAGAGGGGATCGCCGGAGCCGCGGTAGGAACCACGGGATTGAAGAATTCGATGTCATAAGTGACCCACAGATCGCCGACGGTAACGCTGGCGGCCTGAAGGCCATTCGTGGCAACGAAGAAATCACAGAGATCAAAGATTTGATCCTGTCCGGCTAGAGACATACTGGAAACCGAGGAGTTTCGAACCAGGAGGGTGGATGCCTGGCGATCCTTAGGTCGGCACTCAAGGCCGCAAAGACCGTCCTCGTAAGGAGCGATCGAAAGGGCGTTCGAGAGGCCTTCCATATGGATCTTGTCGATTGGATCGACGGCAAACGAATTATATTGCGCGGCTAGGATGACCTGGCCAAGAGCGGTGTTGGTCGAACCAACGGCAGAGCCGGAGGTTGACTTGAATTCGAAGACGATGCCGTGGGGTTTCCAAGACTCGTAGGATTGGGCGAGAGAGGCCAGCCAGGGGAAAGTGGCAAAGAGTCCAGGGTTGACTTGGAACTTCTGAATGTCAAATGCCCCAACGGTGGAGGAGGAGGTGATGGTACCAAGGTACTCACGGCGGCGGATACGAACGTGCTGGCTTCCGAAGGAAGGGACGTTAGACGTGGATCCGCCGCGGATGAGACCATTAACCTTGTAGTCCCCCATACCCGTGAGGGTACGGAGGGCTCCAAAGGCCATGGTCCGTCCGGAGGACTTTATTTCCCTTTTGGCTTGCGTCAGAAGGGATTTACCAATCTTTTTCGCCTCGCGCTTGATGGCTGTCGATGCTTTCTGTTTCATCTGATTCAGTTGGCGTTTGGGTCCCATAGTTGGCTGGGATAAAGAAGAGGAGTGAGAGGAGTATCTCACAGAGGGTCTCGAGAAGTCCTGAAAAGGAAATTCTTGAGAAGTTGCTATTGTGGGGGAGGCCCGATAGCAGCAGGGACTGTACATCCTGAACCCACGAGGGGTGGACGCCGTGCAGTCTCTCGGCGTTTTGGTTAGCACGGAAGTATTGAGCCTAAGGCACCGTTTTGGGTCAGGTGAGGTAACTCACCCGGTTCAGGACCCCCTGAATTTAACGCTTTCTCTGCGACCGTTTTCGGGAAAAACGGTAATCCAAACGACGATCCTCACTGACCTCAGGATCCGGACCCAGGAACTCTCGACGAAAGTCAAGGTTGAATTGGCGACGGATACGAGCGGGAGCAGATGAAGGAGGGGCTGTAATCTCAGGGACCGGGAGGAGTTGGTCCTCAGATGGGAGCGCGATGTCTTGAATCTCCCACTCCTCGACCGATGGTGTCGGTGAAGGAGATGGTATTTCAACACCAGGCGAAGGTACGACAACATCCATGTGAGGATTAAATTGTTCGTACACCTGGGGCACCGGCTCTCCCTGGAGAAAGCCAGATACGGGGTCCCGAGAGTATCGAGTCCGTTTTACACGGACGGGTATCAGGGGGAACGAGGTCATTTCCTCCAAGGGGTGGAGGGGGATAACGTCGTCACCGTACTGTCGTGTCAGTTTTCTCAATTGCCGATTGGAAAGGCGGCAAGTCGTAGTCGCAGAGCCAGTCGGGATAGTAGGATCCCAATCTTTAAGGTTCGTGTCGACGAGGTCACGAGCGGACTCGATAGAATCCGAGGAACCTACACCGTTCCGGATTCGTTCCATAGAGGAGAGGAACGAGTTGGACTCGACAATCTTCCGGATGTATTCCGTATCCCGCGTGAGCGGAACGGACTTAACCGTGGTAGTGTCGGTAAACGGGGTATATCCCTCAGGTAGAGGAGTTCCAATCGGAAAGAGTTGGACCTCGGACCACCGGGGAAATCGTCCAGCGAGGGGGACACCCATAGTCTCTGATGATAGATAGACTAGGGTAGAGAAGTCGAAACCGGATTCTGGACCTTGATACACTGACGATATCGAAAGGTACAGGGCGTGCGCGAGGCGACGCTGTTCCGGCGAGAACCTCGGTTCGACACCAGGAGGTACAGAGAACCCGAGACCACCCTTGAGAGGATGGGCAAAGATATTCAGGTGTACCGAGCCAAATTTGGTCTGTGATCTGATCTCTTCGAGATGATACTTCAAAAACCAATTATGGGCCTGGGCGGGATTCAAGGCAGGAAGGACGGACTTCGCGTGCCATCCAGAGAGTGGAAGGTCGCTAGGTGCGTTCGACATAAGCTTTGAAACCCCGGTCAACAAACCGACGTTCAGGAAGCCCCCGATTTCGATGACGGGGACCTTGGTGGTAGTCCATGGGATGGTAAGGCTCTCCTCAGACATGTCTGCCCAGGAATAACTTCGCCAGAACTCCAATGGCGAAGGAGCTCTCGCGAACCAGATCGGGACCGAGTTAACAGTCATGAACTTTGAGTGACGGAAGTTCTTGCCGATAGAAAGCGAGAAACCAACCTTTGAGGTCTCCTGCTCCCAGCGTGCATAATGCTCATCATTTGCTCGAAATAGGATATCGTCCCCGTTGATGAGAACAGGGAGTTGATCCATACTTGAGCGAGAATTGAGTATCTCATCCCTATTAGGGAGAGACATGATGTACGCAAAGAGGTTGGAGAGACAGAGGAGGGGAAAAGAAAGGACAGATCCCATTAGCTGTCCGTTCTTCTGGAGGACGCACCGAGGTCCAAAGTAACGCTCTTCATCAGGTTGTTCATGATTCTCATACACCTTGCTTGCGAGCATGGGGTAGAGGAGAACTTGTTCAACGAGAATGGAGGTGAGGAACTCGCGGGTATCGGCATCCGATTCCAGGGGATAGGAGAGAAGAAGGATCTCCTCCAAAATGGCCTTGGAAAGTCGGATATCGAGGCCGTCGGTGGCCGCGGAGTAGTCGCCGGAAACAAAGGGATCTGTCTCGGAGCCCCCATGGCGGAGATGGGAGGAGACGAGGTCATGGATGAGATCTTCCGAAATCGACTCACCAATCAGGCGGAAGACTGGTGAGGATCGGAGAAACTTCCAAAGAGATCTTTGTAGAGGGGAGGCGACGTAGGATACAAGGG